GAGATTTTAATCAAGAAATATTCATTCCATTAAATGTTAAAAGTTTAACTATGGATTATTGTAATAATCAATATATAATAGATAATTTACATAATAATATTGAAGAAATAAATATATATAGAACAGATTTAAATTTGGATAATTTACCTAATAGTATAAAAAAATTATATATTATGCAATATGAAAAAGAATTAAATAATCTTCCAAATTCAATAGAATATTTAGAATTAATTAATTATAACTTAAAAATAAAAAAAATACCTAAAAATCTTAAAATAGTTAAATGTGATAAAGATTATAAATATATTAATGATTTTAAAAATTATGAAGTTATAACATATTAAGCAATAATATTATAAAAATATTTTAAATAGGATTTGGAAAGTATGGATTATAATAAATCATATCTCTTTTATCTACTTTAACTGTATAATGTCTATTTAATTCTGGAATAAATACTTTATCACCATTAAAAAATTCTTGACCGTTTTCTCTTTTAATATCTATTTTTATAACTTTATTACCCATAGTTATTGATGTAAAATATTGATAAAAATTATGATATAATAATCTACCCATTAATTCTAATATTGTATTATCATCATTTGTTGAATTTTCACTTTTATTTTCCTCAATTAATAAACCAACACGATGATATGAATCATAAATATTTTGAGTAGCTATATTGGTAATTGAAGCTATTTCAGGTGTTGGAACTTGAGAAGCTGGTGGTCTTGTAGAAGGGTCAATAAATGGGTCTAATAATTTTCTTCTATCAAATTCAATAATAGGATTAATTGGTGGAACTGGATTTGTTGTTGAAACATTAATATTTTCATTATTGTCTATAGATGATTCTAAATCACTTATTTTTTTTTCTAAAGATTGTATTTTATTTTGAAATTTTGATACATCACGACTTGATTGAACATATGATACTTTATAATTACTTATAATACAATAAAATATATAAATAATTACTAAAATAAAAAGTATATTTAATATTATTTTTATGTATTGATTGTCTAATTCCATAATATTATAATTTATTTAATAAAAAAAATATTATTTATTATAAAATATAATAAAAAGATAAAAATATTTAAAATTATGAATTATTTAATTATTAAAAAAAATGATATTTATGGTGATATTTATGATTTAATAGAAGATAAAGAACTTAATATGAATAAACCTGATGATAGAGAATTAATTGAATTTCATATTGAAAAATATATTTTATCTGCTCCTTATATTAAATATTCAGATACATTTGAAAATACAGATGATAGGCTTAATAATATTTTTGGTTATTTTACAGATTTAAATAATAGTGAAAAAGGATATGTTGATACAATGATGATTTATAGTGATGAAAAATATGTATATGAAATAATGTTATTGGATGATAAGAATACTGATGAAGATAATTTTAATAGTTTTGCGTGTGTAATAAATACAGAAGCTATACCTATTTATAATAATATTGTTTTACTAAAAACTCAAATAATAAATAATAAACCTGTTAGTTGTATGATAAATAAAAATGATTTTGTTAGTTTAGTTATTAATTTATTTTATCATACAGGCTTAATTATTGATGATAAAATTACAAAAGAATTAAAATTTTCTGGTGATAATCCATTTAATGTAATTGGAAATACATTTAAAAAAACAGAGGAAAAAGATATATTAGGATTAATGTTTATATTATATGAAGAAAATAATGATATTTATGTTAATGAAAAAGCTTCAATATTATTTGATAAAGAAGTATTAGGTAGATGTTTTATAATTCTTCTATGTCCCATGTCATATAAAAAGATATGGAATTTGAACGAAACTATAATAAATAAAATAGTAGATATTAAAAAAGATAATAAAAAATATAATGAAATTGATAGTAAAATGTTTAATGAAACAAATAATCCATTTTTGTTAATATAAAATATATAAAATTTTATAATTTATAATATTATATGGAAGGAACATCTTTAATAGATAATAATCAAATGCCTCCTCAATTTAATAATCAAATGCCTCCTCAATTTAATAATCAAATGCCTCCTCAATTTAATAATCAAATGCCTCCACAAATTAATCAAAATCCTCCATTAACAACTGATAATTTTTCATCAAAAATAATTAATAATGATGAACAAATAAAAAAAATATCTAAAGATATATTAAATGGATTAAAAGATAATGATATTTCGCTTCATGATAGTGAAGAAGATTTACTTGATGATGATAAACCAAAAAAATTAAATAAAAAAGAAAAGGATAATTTAAAAGATACTATTGATTATGTAATAGATGGAAATCCACAAAAACATTTTATTAATTATATTTATGATACATTTTATATAAAAGAATTTGTATTAATATTTGCTATTTATTTATTTTTATCACAAGATATGATTAAAGATTTTTTTTCTGAATATTTTACAAGTTTAAATCCAGGTGAAGATGGAAAAGTAGGTGTTAGAGGAATTGTTATTTATGGATTAATATTATCATCATTATTTATTTTAATAAAAAAATTATTTCCATTTTTTAATAATTAATTTCATAATATCTATATTCATTATTTATTTCTTCTTTAATAAGTAATTTATTATTTTCTTTTTCAACAATTTTAAAATTAACATTTTTTAAAAAGTCATAATTACTTTCTATAACATATGGAAAACAATCATTATTAATTTTTTCATATTCATAATATATTTTACTATCATTAAATATATCTTCTTTAATTCTAAAACAACAATTTATTTTATCATTTTCAAATTTTATTAAATTTTCTTTAATAGATACTAAACAAGTTATATTATAATCATAATTTAATAATTTATTTGTATTTTCAAAAACAAATATTTCTTCATCATCTATCATAGATTTTCTATAATTTAGAAACTTCATATTAAACTTAAAATTATCATCAACATTCTTTTTAAAAAGCCAAAACATTTTTTCTATTATTTAGTAATATATATTTAATAAAATTCAATTTTTAAATAAACATATTTTACATTCCAGCATAGAATAATTCTTTAATAGTTATTTCATTTTCTTTAAAAAATCTTAAAATATCTCTTCTATTTCTTTTATCTATATTTTTATCTAAATTATCATTAATCCATTTTAATGTTTTTTCTCTTTTATCATAATTTAGTATTGCTTTTTTTGTTAAAAATTCTGGATAAGATAATAAATATTTCATTTCATATTTTTGAATATAATATCTATAAATTTTATTAACATTCCAATAATTATATTTGTAACCGTGGAAAGGTTCAATTATAAAATTACAATTTAAATATTTGTCATCTATTTTATAATATTTAATTAAATATTTTTTAATTATTCTTCCATTATCAACATCTCTTTTCCATAATTTATAGAAATCTTTATTTAATAGTTTAACATTTTTTTTATTCTCAAAATCTAAAAAATTATTATAAATATACCAATGAATATCAAAAGGACACTTACCGTTAAACATATTTTTATTTTATTTAATTATTATTGTTATATTTTCAATTTTTTTATAAAACAATAATATTTAAAAATTGAAAATATAATTCCTTTATTATTTTATACACAGTTTTTAAAATACAATGAATTATCTAGAATTACTACCTTTTGATATGTTATATAAAATATATAGCTTGTTAAATTTAGAAGAACAAATTATGATAGGTAAAAATTGTACAATTTTTAAACTTGTATTAAAACAAAATATTTTAAATACAAAAATTAATGTTGGATTATGTGAAACTAATGGTTATCCAAAAATTATACATATTGTATATATTTCAAATGAAGAAAGATCTATCATATATCCTTTTTTTGTGGATAAAGAAACTTTAAATAAAATTAATAATTGTATATATTTAGAAGAACAACAAAATTTAATAAAATCAATTTTATTAAATGGAATACAATTTAAAGATGAATTCTATTTAATAAAAAAAAAAGATTATTTTAATAGTTTTAGTTTAAAAAAAAAACTAAATTAACTAAATTAACTAAATTAACTGTTGCTACTGATTACAAATATACTTCTAAATTTTATTTTCACAATACAAGAAGTTCTGAAGAATATGTCATTAAACGAAAATTTAATATTAATATACTTATTGAAACTTATGTTAGTAATAATAATAGTAATTCCAATAGTGATTATGATTCTTATTGTGTTCCTGAACTTGTAAGTATTCATGATAGTGGTTCTGAAAGTGATTTTGAGTATCTTTCTGATAGTGTTTCTGATTGACTTCCTGGTCTTGAAAGTATTTCTGATAGTGATTCCTGAACTTGAAAGTATTACTTATCTTGTTTAAAAATTGAAATAAAAACTATTTTATTTATTTAAATAATAAATATGAACGAATTATCTTTTGATATTCATTTTTGCATTTATAATTTCTTAGAATTTGAAAAAAAATATGAAATGAGATTTATATTAGAAGATTATAATCAACTATTTATTAATGACATTTATAAACATAAAATTAGTATTGAAATAAAAAATGAAGTTGGACTACCAATAATTAAAAAATATATATATAATAAAAATTATTTTTACAAAATTTTATACATTGATAAAATAACATTAGATAAAATAAATAATTATAAAATATTAGAAGAACAAAATAATTTTATTAAAAAAATATTAATTAATGAAATAAAAACAAATAATGAAGTATTTATGATAAAAAATTGTAAATATTACAACTATATTTTAACAATTAATGGAAAATCAAATAAATATGAAATATCACATGGAGATTATGAAGAATATAATGATGATGTTTTACAATGTTTAAATTCTAATGAAAATTGTGATTATTAAATTATTTTTTTATAAAACAATAATATTTAAAAATTGAAATAATAACTATATTATTATTTAAAATAATAAATATGGAAAAATTACCTTTTGATATTCATTTTTGCATTTATAATTTCTTAGAATTTGAAAAAAAATATGAAATGAGATTTATATTAGAAGATTATAATCAACTATTTATTAATGATATAAATAAACTAAATATTAGTATTGAATTAATTGATGAATATCCTCTTGGTAAAGCTATTATTAAAAAATATATATATAATGAAGATTATTTTTACAAAAATTTATACATAGATAAAATAACATTAGATAAAATAAATAATTTTAAAACATTAAAAGAACAAAATAATTTTATTGAAAAAATTTTGATAAATGAAATAAAAACAACAAATGAAGTATTTATGATAAATATTTGTAATAGAACATGCTATATTTTATCCATTAGTGGAAAACCAAATAAATATAGAGAATATGATAATTATGAATATGAACAAGTAGATTTAGTATCTTATATTAATTCAGATTGTGATTATTAAATAAAATTATTAAATTCTTCTTTCTTCATAAAAGCAATTTTTTTTAAATTAAAATTATCATCATTTAATAATTTTTCAATAATATTTTTGTTAATTAATTCTTTTATTGATAATAATTTATCAATATATATTGGTAATAAATAATTTTCATTTAATTTATTTATAACTATGTAAATAATACTAAATTCAAAAATTCCCTTTTCAATAT